GGGCGCCATCTTTTAGTGTAAGGTTTTTTACACGCAATTGAGTTACGGATTGAACGCCATCTACCTTGGCGATTTCCAGTTCCAATCTGCTAAGGTTTATTGGCTGACAGAACTTTACATTGTTTATGTCAAAATATTGCTGTACTAATGTTAGGCAATTAGCCAGAACTTCACGTTTATTATAGTTTTTATAAACAATAATTGTAAAGTCTACGCCGATGTTGATAACATATCCATCCAACATATTCACGCTATCTGTGAGCATTCTGTACTGATTTAGATAGTTCTTGAGATTGGTTCGCATCGCTTCATTAGTAGGAATCAATCGCTGATTATTATCATAACATAGCAGGTATAAATTTATGGCAAACGGATTGTTTTTATCCGTATTAACTATATTTGTTGTGCCAGGCGCCAAACTTCCAGTCTGTGTCGTTGATGGCTGTGCTTGTATATTGGATATATCCAACTGAGTATCAGTTACTGCGTATACTTTGGCAATAGAACCATATTTTGAAGGCATTGCATACGTTCTTACTTCATAGTCTCCTTGCGTTACTGCACGATTTTGAGCCGCAAAATATGCTAGCGCATTATTACGAATTTCATCGTTTGTTTCTGCGGCCTTTCCGCCAGTTGCTGGTATTGGATTGTTTACTCTCACCGATCTGCGTATCAAATTAGTCAAATTGAATTCCAACAACCCCATTTCTGTCAAATCTCCAAAAAATTCAACAGAACTTACATTTTTTATCGCATTTGCATTTACGTTACTTTCTATTCCTCCGCCAACCACATACCTTATAGTCAACGTAGTGTTTGCTGGAGCCTGTCCAAATGCCTTTGATGATAGAAAATTTGATGGATCGTATGCCAAATTTTCGGATCTAAACGTCGTTGGCTTATTTACCGTAAATGCGTTTGGAATAATCAACTCGTCGTCCTTTATACTAGTACCGGACCCGAATTCCAAGAATGTTGTATTATCAGCGTCCACGCCAGTAACAAACCGTTTTGATGTGCGCAAATATCTCAACAAAAATGGAGTAGTATCTCTATATGCAGAAAGCGTAACATCATTTTTATATATATTTTCGTAATCTACAGGTACTAAATCTTGTGCAAGATAGTCTGTCTCATACCACCGATTTCCATCAGAATCATATACGTCCAACACTTCTATGACATTTGTATCATCCAGATATATTTTCAAAAATGGGACAGGATCCGATACAGTAATATTTCTTGTTATAATTCTTCCGGAAAATGCATCTACACTTTTTTTCAACACAAAAAATTCAGGCTGCCCGGCCGCGTTTCTCTGAAATACAGAAATTTCCAATGGATCGTTTTTTGTATCTACCGTGAAATCTACTGGAGAGTTTGTGATAAAAGTTATATTTGTATCGCTGGTGGAGGTCATTCCAGGCTTTATGATTTGGGAATAGTTCAAATCTGGAACTATTTCTCCAGCTTCATTTGTCTTTGCCGGAACAAGCTGATAAACATCCAACCTAGTAACAGATGGCGTGGTTGTTTTTGCTTTATATCCGACAGATTTTGCAGCATCAATAATATTCTTTCGTTCTTCGGAATTCACCAACATAGATTCCTTAAACTGGTAATCTATATAATACGACATTACATCTCCGACATACGCCACCATTTCCATAAACATCATACCAGTCGATGCTTCACTGAAATCTTTGTATGTATTTGGATAATACGTCTTAGCAAAATCTATCAACGACTGCTTTAGCTGAGAAAAGTCTTTATTTAGATACTTTATATCTTTCTTTTCCGGTTTGAATGATTTTGGTGTATCTAATATCATATGTTGGTGGTGTTCATTGAAACTTCTAAAGTTTGAGTTTCTGTTATGCCTGCGCCTGGTACGGTAAATAGCACTGTTACTCCAACTTTATACTTATCCTTATACTCCGTGTCATTAGTAATAACTTGCACTCTACTTACGTTCACATAAGACATCCATTTTGCGATGTCTTTTCTTATAGTGTTTTCTATTAATGGAGTGATGTCATCGGTATAATTTTCAAACAATATATTCCACAAACCGGAACCAAATTCCGGATTCATTCTTCTTTCTCCTTTTTTTGTTTTTAGAAGAAAGTTAAGATTGGATTTCACTTGTTCCAATATGCTATAACTCTGGTTAAAATAGCCCTGTGGCCCATGTGTGATGGGTAAAGTTATGCCATATGTTTGTGTCACTGTTGCCATTTATTTTTATGCAGGACGCTTTGATTTTGCTTTAGCATCTACCGCCTTTAAAAGTTTAGAATAATCTCTAGTCAACGCATTTGCTACCGCAGCAACTTCTTTGTTTTCGTTCAACGCTTCTTTTGGTAAAGTTTTTATAACATCAATTGCGGAAGGGGCTGAAGTTTGTTCTTCTATAGGAACACCGCCGACAGTTTCATTCAATACCTGATTCAATAATGGATTTTTTGTATACACTTTGGGCGCTTGGACTTGCTGCTTTTTTACCGGCTCTTCAAGTCCAACATTGAAATTTGGTTTTCTGGTTGGAACTTGGTCGGCTTGCTTTCTTGACTCAAGTATCGACGCCGAGTTTTCACTCATTTTTTCTGCGAGTACCTCCATCAATAGTTGTGGAAGAGCATTATGAACTTCTTCTTTTACGATAGTTCTTATAATATCTACTAGTTCGTTCTTTTTCATATATATGGTTCTTTATATAAATATATAGTATTTTTAATAATCAGCCAGTTGGAGGTGAAGTTGGTGACGGAGTTCTGGTATTTGTCGAAGAAAATGATACCATATTTGTCAAATTTGTACCAGTTTGTGACGCAGCCGATGATAAACTTGATCCAATTCTGGAAGCGGTCCCGCCAAGGTCAGTATTGCCTACATTTCGCGCAACTTGAGATGTGGCATTAGATACATTGGAGGCAAGTTGAACCACGGGACTTGCTACGATATTTCCAACTTCTCTTAAAGATTCTTTAAATTTTTCAAATTGTGAAGTGTCTGGTGGCGGTGCTTTTATAACTCTCTCGTTTCCTTCTTCATCCGTCTCAGTTCTATCCGGATTTTCTCTATTATAATTATCAACAAATTGATTTTCAGCCGAATTAAGCAAGTCTACACTACCGTCTATTATAATATTTAATCCATTTTCTCTTATATTTTCAATATCGTCGATAAATCCCTGCACTTCTGCAATTTGATCGCGTATTTGCTCTTCTAACTCTGCAATACCGGATTGTTCTTTAATATCTTCTATTAAATCTTCCAATAACGCTTTTGCGACTTCTCCTACATTTCCAGATGCTATAATTTTTATTATACTTATTGCTGCGCCAACCATTGCTGGATTGAAAGTTAGACCGGGAATAAATGGAGGAATTGCAATTTTGGATAATATTCTCTCCAATAACCATTTTGGCCCAGCCCCAAGGATCAACATTATTTCTCCCAATCCAGGAAAATTAAGATTTGGGAAGTTTATTCCAGAAATCGCTTGAGAAATAGTCGAAGATATTTGATTCGTAACACCAGAAAGCACTCCTGGTGCCAAAGTATCTATTGCCTGTCTGGCAGACATGTTTGTATTTACTCCGAGACTTCTTGCTGCAACGTCTGCTATTCCCACGGCAGTTCTAGGTCCACCACCTCGTAGTGCCGAAGCAATTGCTAAACCGGCAGATACGGCCTCTCCAGTTCCAATTTGTCGGTTTCCTTGAGTATCTGTAGCTCTTGGCCCAGATGCTGTAGATAATATGGACGGAGCGGAAGAAATATTTAGTGATGCCCCCCTAAAAGATACTCCTCCTCTACCAATATTAACTCCAACCGATGCATTTATTTGCCCAGAAGAATTTCCTGCCGTAGTTCTCGGGGAAGTCCCTGCACCAACAGAAACAGTAGTAGATGTCGATCTTCTCAACGCGGAAGTACGGGGTCTAAATATTGGGGCAGGAGTTATTGATATTGATTGTGCCATATTATTAGTCTGGTCCACCCGATACAAACACACGAGGACTCATTAGCGTAGTTGTTTTTAATTGATGTGTTTTTAGCACAATTTGAGCACTTATCAGACTTTGCAATTGAATTCCCCACAATATTATTGCAGGAGGAAACGCTGGCGTAGTTGGTCCAACTTTTGTAAAATGGAAGTGTGCAATTGTCGTTACAAGTATCTGAATTTGCAAATTAATGTTGAGTAACAACCAATCACACAACTGACTCAACCAGTCCACAGTACTTCTTCCCAACAATGCGGGTTGATACGGCTTTGCGTGGTCTCCCAAATAAATTTTTCTACTACTAAGAGTAATAGTTTTCATACTAGTGATCGTCATTCTCTTTATACAGTCCAACGTTATTTCTTCGTCTGAAACTAACGCGAGTCTCTTTTTAGAAAAAAATAACATTTCATTCGCCTTAGATGACAGAATAATTCTATCACTATTTATTATAATTTGGTCGCCATCGTATGCTCTTGGTAAATCTTTAG